GTCCCTCAGAGATATCATCTCTGAGGTACCTCGTGCGTGCGGCGTGCAAAACGCTTAAGAGTTGGGGATTGCTCCTCAACAGGCGTTCCACGGTCCAACACGACAAACGGTCGCTGGCATCCGACAAGTCGACGGTAGCCAGCTCCCTAGTCAGGGAAGCACTGAGAACCATTTCTGCTGATAGTGACTGCTTACGAAAGTTAATAAAGGAGCCCTTCCAAAGCTCCCTAGTTCTTTCGGTCAGCCACCTGAGAATATGCTGTTGACACCATTGGTGTGCAACAGGCTCAGCTGCGATAAGCCTAGGACCTTTTGCGGTCTTTGGCACGCAGATCAGACGGCTCGGTACCTCGTGGTTACGAGGCCGATCCCTACCAGATCCTATGGTTGTACCACAGTATCCAAAAGGGAAATAGTTTTCAAGCTTATGCGGCCAGTTCGGGAAGTCACTCTTTTGGTGCTGCCTTAACCGCTCCGCAACTGCTCCAGGTCCATGCTTAAAGCCTGGTCCACGGCCCTCCAGGTCCCACACTGCACTTTGCAGCAGAGGTTCCAAATGGCCGAGAGACGCTGCAACCAAGTCAGCAACGCGCTGCACTTGGCTAAGGATACTGCGATCTAGACGATCACAAAGCCCGGGTCCCTCAGGACTCTCGCCCTCGATGGTGCTTTCGGTGTCTCCACCGTCTGCTCCGAAGAGGTTGAGTTGTCCATCGGTTCCCAATGGCCCCGTGAATTTCTCGTCTCTGTAATCCAAACCATCACTAAGATGGAGAGAAGAACAGTTATCGCAGTCAAGTACATCGAGAGACCATCCAAGGGACGGTTTCCTGAGTTCTCGCTCGACATTGTGAAAGTTCCTTATGGTCGTAGTGATACGATCTGGGGTACACTTCACGAGCAATTTCTTCCCAAGGCTAGTCAATTGCCTCAAGAATAGTATTGCATTTACGTCGGGATCCTGCAATAAGCAAGAATCTCTATCAAATACCCGTTGCCATAGTCCCGAGAATAAACGCGGCACATTGGCCTTAGGGGATTTCCGCCGACTAAGCGGTCCCTCTAAGTGGAGACGGCCACTATCTAGCCCCCTTAAGAGAAGGGAGTCAAGATGTGGGAGGTCAAGCGTGAAGAACGCAAAACCTCGACGTTGATAGCACAGGGTGATTCTCTTGTAATCGAGTCTCAACTCCTGCATTTCCGGGTACACTGAAAGGGCGTCTTCTATGACACCTTCCAGAACGTGGAGTATAACATCGGCTTGACTTTTCATGCAAAGGTCCTTTCGGATCATGTGCAGTTCAAGTCGCAGCCACTGCAGTCCTCAGTTTCGTCCTGTCCTTTTGGATCTTATTACGATTCGGAGTTCAGCATCTTATCGATGTTTGCGGAGGTCAAGAGACCAAGCAAACCCAACGCCACATTACGTGGATCAGTAAGGGTGTCCCCCTGCTGATTTTCAATGATGACGTAGGCCTTCCTCACAAACGATGTGGTAGAAGGAGCGACAGGAAACACGGTTTGAATGATTTCGGCATTGTGCCGTTCAATCACCACTCCGCGCTTCGAGTCAGTGCGACTCGAATTCCTGATGTTGAGGCGAATTTCGTCAAGAGCAGATCGGAGCAGATACTCAGAAGAGTATCCGTCCTGGTTGATCCGAACGAGGTTCTTCGCAACAGCATTGATGGTGACGACAGTAGGATCTGCGAACATGTTATATTCCTTGTCTCGCATGTTAAGGGCACACTTAAGGCATTAGAATCTCGCCTTAGTGGCCCCCAAAGCAGCGAGAACACCCAACTGACTTCCAGAGAGGAAGTTCAGGTGAGCAGTAGGAGCTACAAACGACGTCGACCTAGTTTTCGTCTCTCGGATGATGTAACCGCCGGAAATTGATCCGTCAGCTATCGTCGTCCCGGAAAACGAATGTTTAGTCTTCGTGTGCGTCATCGGGTGAACACCCGATACATGGGCTGGTACGATGTTGCGGGAGGCCTTAAGAAAGGTCCCCACTTCACCGAAGTAGTCCAGTAGCCAACTCCAGGGAGTAATTTCCCAGAGTGTGGCAAAGTCCAGGGTTCCACCCTGAACACTTTGCCTGGCCCACGCATGTATGACATCAGGAGTCGGCTTTATACTCACCCGATCTGGACGCCACCGAATATGGCAGCGTTTTAAAACGATCGTTTGAGCATCGATGGTACGATTTATTAGTGTACCAGCGCTCTGCACGGCAGCGTTGTAGCTGCTTTGCTGAGAACCGAAGAAGATGTCTACCGTTTTCCGAATACCATGACCCTCATAAAGCTTGTTGATAGCAGCTACTCGTCTAGCGACTTGTTGCTGCGACCCTGCTAGCTTAAGGAGATCGCCTACGAGAGGTTGGATCATAAAAGACCAGTTCAACCATCGTCCGCCGGTTTGGCGGACACGTTGGATTACCCGGTAACCATTATCTCTAATGGTTTGTATACCGGGCCTCACGTCCAAGGCGTTAACCGGCACGTCCACATAGGGCGCGCTTGGGTTGGTCCGTGCTGCGGCTTTTGTTGCCGCATCCACATCACTTGGTATTCCAGGTACCGTTAGGTGCGGTCCATTACCAGTTGTTCTTATCCAGTCACATATATAGTTGTCGAACTGACTACTAAAAGTGCCTGTAGAACGCTTGATAATGACGCCACCGTCACTACGCCGTCCGTTGACGGTAAAGGGAGCACAGTCACCGAATCCTGTAACGTCAGCACACGTGCTAACGTCAGCAGTCATCGGGCCTGCCCCTATAATGACAGTAGGATTATTGTTCGCCCATCTGCCTCCACTTACGCGGATAGCAGTTCTAGAACGATTCCTTGCACCTGACACAGTATAGCTCCTTTCGGAGGAGAGACTCTCATACAAAACAGAGAATCTGACGGGCCCATAGCGG